TGCTGGCGCAGGGCATGGCCCGATACCCAGCCAGAGCCCGATAGGGCAAGAACCGTGCCAAGCGGGTCCCTTTTGGCAAAACAGCGTTTCGGGTAATTCGCACCGCGATGGTTTTCTAGCGACTAACCCATTGAACTATATATGTTATTTGACATGAGGGCGGCAGGGTGCGAAAGCGGACGGGAGCCGGTCGCGAGATCAACAAGACCGAGGTTGCCGATTTGTTCGGCGTCTCGATTCAGTCTGTTGACCAGTGGGTCCGCAAAGGTCTGGTGTGCCGCAAAAACGGCCACGAAGTAATCTTCAATTCGGCAGCGGTCACGGCGTTCCTTGAGACACAAGCCGAAGCCCGCGCGATAGCATCAAACAAGCCCGCCGACGCAGACGAGGCTCGCAGCCGTAAGCTCGCTGCCGAAGCCGAAATCGCCGAGATGCAACGCGACAAGATGCGCGGCGAGTTGGTCGATATCTCGTCCGTTGAAAGCGTCGTGGCCGAAGAATACGCGGCGGTCCGGTCTAAGCTGTTGGCATTGCCGGGAAAACTGGCTCCGATGGTCGCCATCGAGGCTGACGAAATCGCATGCCGCGACCTGATAGAGCGCGGCGTAACAGAGGCATTGGATGAACTCGCCCGAGACGCAGGAGAAATCGCGGCAGGCATTGAGGCTGCGACTGCGAACGATACGCCGAGCGGCGCTGAAAGCACCGCCGCGACTGACCGTCAGTGAATGGGCCGACCAGTACCGGCGTCTGAGCCCCGAGGCTAGCGCCGAACCCGGCGTATGGATCACGTCCCGCGCCGAATACCAGCGCGGGATCATGGATGCGATCAGCGATCCGCGCATCGACACCGTCGTGGTCATGTCGTCGGCACAAGTCGGCAAGACCGAAATCGTGAACAATGTCATAGGCTTCCACGTCGCGCAGGATCCAGCGCCGGTTCTGGTGCTGATGCCGACGCTTGAGCTTGGCGAGGCGTGGTCAAAGGACCGTCTTGCGCCGATGTTGCGCGACACGCCGGCACTGCGGGGCAAGATCAAGGACGCGCGAAGCCGCGATAGCGGCAACACGTTGCTTCATAAGGCATTTCCGGGCGGACATCTGACGATCTGCGGCGCAAACAGCCCCGCGTCGCTGGCATCGAGGCCTATTCGGGTGGTTTTGTGCGACGAGGTGGACCGATATCCGGCGTCGGCGGGCACCGAAGGCGACCCGGTGACGCTGGCGCGCAAGCGATCGGCAACATTCTGGAACCGAAAGCTGGTTCTGACCTCGACGCCGACCGTTAAGGGCGGTTCGCGCATCGAAATGGCGTTTGAGGCGTCGGATCAGCGCCGATATTGGGTGCCATGCCCGCATTGCGGCGAGCATCAGGTGCTGCGGTGGTCGTCTGTTCGCTGGCCGCCAAACGAACCGGAGCGCGCGGCTATCCATTGCGTTGCTTGCGGCTGTGAATGGTCGGATGTCGAGCGCTGGCACGCTATCCGGCGCGGAGAATGGCGCGCCGAGGTGCCAACAAACGGCGTTGCGGGCTTTCATCTGAGCGAACTGTATTCGCCCTGGTCGCGCATCGGCGACATTGCGCGGGCTTTTCTTGAGGCCAAGAAATCGCCCGAGACGCTCAAGGCTTGGACGAACACCAGCCTCGGCGAGACCTGGGAAGATGCCGGCGAGCGGCTCGACGACACTGGCCTGATGGAGCGCCGCGAGGAATGGTCGGATGCGCCGGCTGATGTCCTGGTGCTGACAGCCGGCGTGGACGTCCAGGACAACCGCCTCGAGGTCGAGATCGTCGGCTGGGGTCGTGACGAAGAAAGCTGGTCGCTCGGGTGGCATGTCATCCACGGCGATCCGTCCGCACCAGCGCTCTGGGCGGATCTAGATCGCATGCTCACGACGCCGCTGCGGCGCGAGGACGGCGCTGAGTTGTCGATTGCTGCTGCTGCGGTGGACAGCGGCGGGCATCACACGCAAGCAGTGTACGCCTACTGCCGCGACCGCTACCGACGGCGCGTCTATGCAATCAAGGGCATGGCGGGCGCGGGGCGTCCGGTGTGGCCGAAGAAGGCGAGCAAGAACAACTCGGGCCGGGTCAATTTGTTCCTGGTCGGCGTCGATGCAGCCAAGGAAGCGGTCTACGCGCGGCTCAAGATCACGCGGCCAGGCGCGGGGTTCTGCCATTTCCCGGCGGACCGCGAGCCTGACTACTTCGCGCAGCTGACCGCCGAGACGATCAGCACACGCTACACCAAGGGCTTTCCGGTCCGCGTCTGGACCAAACGGCCAGGCGCGCGCAACGAGGCGCTGGACTGCCGTGTCTATGCCTACGCGGCGCTGCAAGCGCTGGCAGTGAACTGGTCGCGGCTGGCCTCGGCCAGTGCGACATTCAAGCGCGCCGCGCCTCCTGCTGTGGAGGCGGCGCGCATCGAGCAACCGGCGGCGGAACATGCGCCGCCAGCGCCACCAAGACCTGCGCCGCGACCGGCCTTTGTGCGACCGATGCGCGGGGGCTGGATGGGCGGCGGATGGAGAGGCTGATCGATGGCTGACAACGTCAACATAACCCCAGGCAGCGGCGCGACGGTCGCTGCTGATGATGTCGGGGGCGCTCTCTACCAGCGTGTGAAGGTCTCGCACGGCGCAGACGGCAGCGCGACGGATACGAGCGATGCCGCGCCGCTGCCGACGCAGGACACAGGCCTTTGGTGGATGCTGAACCGCATCTATCAGATGCTGGCCTCGCCGCGCGGCTACGACAAGTCGCTCCAGCGTCAGCGCGGAACGGTGCTGATTGAAAGCGGAACGGTGACGACTGTCACAACGGTTACGACTTGCTCGACGGTCACAAACATCGCCGGTTTCGGCAGCGAGCAGCCGCAGATCATGGCCCGCGCGATGGCTCGCGCTTCCTGGCGCGCGAATGTGCGCGCGTGCATTACCTGAGGTCTCCAGATGACGAACACCTTCAAAAAAGTCATCGACCGTCTGGAGTGGGTGCAGACCGCGCCCTCGCCAAACGCGCACGCTGCCGGGACGCTCATGTGCTGCGACATGCGCTCGGATGTCTCGCGTCATCCGTTTGTGCAGAACCTGATCTCGACCACGGTTCTCAATCGCTACAACATCGTCACGAAATCCTGGCAGCTATCAATCAACCCCGGCGCTGCCGCTGTCGCGGCTGGCGCGGCGATGTGCTTTGTCCCGAGCTTCGCCGCTGTCGGCACCATCGCTGCGGGCGCGACCACGACATCGTTCACACTCTCGACGGCTTTGGGCACCGCTGTCGGCGTGAACATGCTGGCGAACCGTGGCGGCTCGGGTGACTACGGCTTCAAGATCCGCATCACCGACACCACGGCGGGCAAAGTCGAGGAACGCTTCATCGTCGGGAATACGTCCGGCACGACGCCGACGATCACCGTCGATAACGCCTTCACGTTCACGCCCGCGACCGGCGCGCGATACGAACTGCTTTCGGGCCGCGTCATCATGCTTTCGAGCGGCGCTCTCGCAGCGGCGTCGTGGCGCAGCTACGAGGTCGCAGCGAATACGCTGGCGAATCTATCGACCACCAACCTTGTCGCTACCGTTGCCACGGATAGCGCGCTGCTGGTCATGGACGAGCAGTATACGCCCTACAACAACGAGCCCGGCGAGGGCATGATCAAGGGCGGGTTCACTTACGACACGAACGTCGTATCGAGGAAGGCGCTGACTGCCACCGCGACCGGCGCGTCGTCGCTGACCGGACAAGCTGCGGATGGTGATGCTGTCGTTCTCGCGAACGAGTATCGCAACTTCCAGATCCGCATTGTGCAGGATACCGGCACGCCCGCAGCGGTAGGCCAGCGGCGCATCATCGCTTCGCACACGGCTGGCGCGTCGCCGGTCTACACCCTGGGCACCGCTTGGACGACACAGCCCAGCAGCACGGCAAAATACGTCATCGAGCAGCCCAATCTGATCGTGCTGCGGACCAGCGGCAACACGACGACCTACACCTACAACTACACCGATGCGACCATCAACAACGGAACGAACAGCATCGCTGCGAATGCGTGGTCTACGACGTATTTCGCCGCCGGTCCTGCTGCGAATGCGGCGGGATGCTTGTGGATGCCTTCGTTCGGCATTCAGCCCGATCCCGCACGCAATGCTCGCCACAGCTTCAACTACTTCTTCCGTGGCGGCGCGACAACGCTCGATGTCCTTGACATCGCGAACACCATCACCGGCACATGGACTGGCGCGATCACCTACGATGGCGCGCAGAACGCAACGGGCACCGGGACGACCGGGGCTTATTCGCCGTACGGCGGCGAAGGGCGCTTCACCTACCTCAACATCTACGTCGCCTCGCAGGTCAACCAGATCTACCGCTTCGACTCGAAGAACCGCGTTCTGTCGCCGCACACGCCGACCGACTTCCTCCAGGCTGGAACTGCCGCGATCGGCAGTCGCATGGCGGCATTCGCGGCGATTGACGGCACCGACAAGTACGATGTCGTCCTGCTACAATCGCACCTCTCGACGGTCACCCAAGAATTGCTGGTGCTGGTCTGATGTCCATCTCCGATCTAATCCGCCTCGCGCAGAACCGCCTCGCCACGCTCAACTCCGCGCGGGCGACCGCCGACCGGGACGGCGACGCTGATCGTGTCGCCGCGCTCGACACCGAGATCGCAGAGACCGAAGCCACGCTGGCGGCGCTGCGGGGGATCTGATGGAAACGCTCGCGGAACGCCTCGCTCGTTCAGATGTAGCCTCACTGCCCGACTGGGCGGCTGCGGCGATGCTAAACCAGCCAGATCCGACGCTCCCGGCGGTGGTTGAGTGGCATCAGACGCAGATCGGCATTGGCTCCGTCCTCGACGCTCTCGGCCCCGAGGCCGGGGCGGCGCTGCTGGACGCTCTGACGACGCTGGCGATCTCGCAGCCGGTCATCCGGTGGGGTCTGCGTCTGATTGAAGACGGGCGCTTTGACCTGTCCCGCCCCTCTGCGCGCGACCAGCTCGCGCGGCTCGTCGCTGCGGGCGTGGTGCAACAGGCCGAGGCCGATGCCCTTCTGGCGCTGTCTCGCGTCGAGCGGCATCCGTCATGGGCCGAGGCCAGCGGCGTCGCTGTTGATGCGCGGGCCGTTGGCCTAACGCGCGGAGGTCGGTGATGGCAGTCGCGAAATGGGCCGCGCCCAGCACCCGCAGCAGCAACATCCTCTCGACGGTCGCGAACTCGCTGGCGAACGGATCGGAGAGCAGCGTTGTCACCTACGACAATAGCAGCAACAAAGACCTGTACGCGCTGCTGACGCTCAAGCTCGGCTCGATCACGCCATCGACTGGCGGATCGGTCTCGATCCGCGTCACGATCAACGACGGCACAGATACGAGCGACAAGGTCGGCGGCGATGTCTACGTCCTGCCGTTGACGAGCGGCGCGTCTGCCAAGGTCAATGTCGTGCAGGTCAGGCTGCCGCCGTTCTCGCTGCGCTTGTCGCTGGTCAACAACGCGGGTGTGACTCTGGCGTCGAGCAGCAACGAATTGTACGTCCGCCCCTGGAACGAAGAAGTGGTCTAATGCCGCGCGGGCTCTCGGACTACGATAGCGCGCGGATACAGGGGCGGCTGTGGACGCCTGATGCGATGCGGCCGGCCGCGTGGTGGGACACCAGCGATCTGTCCACAATGGCATTTGATGCCGTCGGCTGCACAACGCTGCGCGACAAGTCGTATCAGTCGATAGACCTTTCTGTTTGGGATCTTGGAACCGGAAAGCCGACTTTGGCAATCCACGGGGCAAGCGGCAAGAATTGCTTGCAGTTCACAAACCAGAGAATGAGGAACCAGACCAAATCAGTTACGTCCGGGACATACACCGGAAATCTGAACGCTTTTTGGGTGTTTGCTGACAACGGCAACGACGGAATAATTTTCCACGAACGTGGTTCGTGGGGAATTTTGCCCGCCGACTTGACCGGCTCTGGTGGTGGATATGTAATCACCGACACAACGGGAGTATCCAGGTCTCAAATATCCCTTGCTTCATACCAGAAAATAACAGCAGCGGCTGGGTCCGTTAATTCTGTTTTGCATGTGCCAAGTTCGGTCCCGAGATTGTGGATAAACGGATCGGAGCAAACCGGAATAACCGTATCAGAGGCAAATATAACGGGATCAAATACTGTAAACATATGCAGCCAATCAAACGGCAACTTTCCTGCATATGGCCAGCTGTGCGAAATATTCCTTACTACAACTGACTTCAATGATTACGACAGGTGGCGCGCTGAAGGCTATTTGGCCTGGAAGTGGAATTATC